TGAAGAAGATGTTGTGCCTGCGTTAGGTAGTATGTTTCCTGTAGTTGCAGTATCGTTTTCTGCTTTAGCTATTGTGCATTGCAGTACAAAATAAAAAACAAAGAACGCTATTATAGCTGGTTTAATCTTCATCATGATCGATAGGTTCTAACTTCTCAATCTTAATTTTTTCTAGGTTTGCTTCTATCTTTTCTCTTTTTTTCATACGTTTAACATATGTTTTATAGTCAGGTCTTTCGTGATCGTATTTATTCCATAACGTTAATGCATCTTTACCAATTTTACCGTCTATAGGACAAGGTGTTCCTGCTTGTATCATGGATTCAAACACTCTTTCATCTTGACATAAAATGGCCACAGCTGCAACCTTCATACCAAAATCATTTAGTATTCTTGATAACTTTAATCTTTCACAATTTTTATCAATAAAGTGTTTACCACCTGTAATACCTAAACCAAATGTTTGAACACCTGCTGATGCACCTGTGCTACATACATCTTGTGTCATAGAATTATAAGATGGTGCTGACGCTGTTGGAGGTGCTGATCTTATATTAGAATTACTTGTACTATTTGTAGTCGTACTAGAAGAAGACCCAGATTGGTATGTTGTTGCACCACCTGTGTACCCACCTTCAATACTTGTATTAGATCCACTTACGTTTGTTTGTGTTTCTGCGCTTTGTGCTTGGTTAGTTACACCTATAAATATTATTATTAATGCTAAAAGCAAACTTATTTTGTTCATCAGCACTCACATTTCTTACAGGTACAAATGCCATATTCATCTGCATGAAGATCTTCTGAACAATGGCATTTGTGATTACATTCTTTACAGGTCTTAGTCATTACTTATAAAACCCTTTGAAAATCCAGTTAACCCATTTATCCCATAGGTCTTTGATTTTATTCCATATTTTTTTAATCATGTTTTTTCTCCTCAATTTCATAGAAGAAGTTATCGGTATCTTCTGTTTTCCATTTACTTGTATTCTCAACGTTCCATTCAGATGTTTGGACTTTCCAATCTGGAATATTATCTTTTACTGTAAACGAAGGTATATCCCATATACATCTGTTGTTAGGTTGTGCTGCATAGTTCCCATCGTCTAGGGCTATGATATGTGCGCACTTATGTTCGTGCGGGATTTCCGAATGATCGGTATCTAATATATTACTCTCTGGGTGTGCAAAGTCAACTGTAAATAAGTATTTACCAGGATGCCATTTCTTATCTTTACCAATGTATTTACCAGCTTGTCCGTCTAAGATATCCCAAGAATGCACAGAAGGATAATAACTGAAACAATTCCAAAGCTGTAACTCATCAAGTCTACGCCTAGGAACTTCTTCTGGTTTAAACCCTCTTTGAATAAAAGCAGTAATTGGTAAACGGTAGAAGATCGCACCATTTTCCATGATGCAATGAAATAAGATCGACTTACCTGTAATAGACGACATGCCGAAGATAATACAGTCTTCAACTTCGCCGTGATGTTTTCTAAGGTCATAAAGATATTCCCTTTTTATTTGTGCATATTCTACTGGAATGTTTGCGTTTAAGTAAGCCATAATTAATCATTTATTGTTCCCCAATTTTTACCAAATTCATAATCAACTTTGTTTGGGATTTCTAACTTAACAGCATTCTCCATAATCTCAACAATTTTTTTAGCTTGCTCTGGAGATTCTACAGAAATATCTAGCTCATCGTGTATTTGTATATGTGCGACAATTCCTTCTTTGTATAAATCCAACATAGATTTCTTTGTCATATCTGCTGCTGATCCTTGTATTAATTTATTTAATGCTTTGTAGGTATAAGCACGCTTGATGCCTGGTCCATGTTCCTGAACAGCTTGTTCAAATGGTAATGCTTTGTGCATACCAAAAGTATTTGGTTCCCATAAATGAAACCGGCATAGTCTACCAAGTAAAGTTCTTATCTGTCCTCGTTGTTGTGCTCTATTAGATACAGAGTTCATTAATGATTTAACAAACGGAACTCTACTGTGATAAATATTAAACAGCTCTTCAGCTTTATCTTTACTTACCCCTAACTCTGCTTGTAATTTTGCTTTACCCATACCATAGAATAATCCTAAATTAATTGTCTTTGCAGCAGTTCTTGGTATATCTGCCATTTTAGCAACGATGGTGTGAAAGTCTGCATCACCTTCATCATAAGCTTCTTTAACACCAAACACACTTGTGTCTTGATCTAGAGATGCATAGTGAACTACAAGTCTTGGTTCTTGTTGACTGTAGTCAAAGCATCCCCACTCGCAACCCGATTCTGGTACAAAAAGGGATCGGATCAATGGACCAAGATCTTTATTACGAGCAGGAATTTGTTGTAAATTAGGATTAGAATAAGAGAACCTTCCAGTGACTGTGCCACCTTGATCAGATCTTAGTTGGTTAATATCAGCATGTATTCTACCTTTGTGTTCATGTTTAATAATAGTGTCTATAAATGTTGTATGTGCCTTGTTTATTTCTCTAGCTTTTGCTATCTTCTTAACTAAAGGATGTTGATGATTAGACAGAAAGTTTTTAGTAAATGAAGGCGCTTGTGTTTTCAAAGTTCTTTCATAAGGTAATTTCAGTTTGTCAAAAACTTTGGCAATGCTACGTGCAGCCCATATTTGACATTCTTCTCCTGTCTCTTTTGTTACTTCTTGTAATAATTGTTTTTCTTGTTCACTTAATTGTTGTTTCAATTTATGAGCGGATTCGGTATCTACACGTACGCCTTTAAATCTCATATCTACTAAACATGGAAATAAATCTGTTTCTAAATCAAATATAGATCCTATATCTTGTGAACTTATTTCTTTTTGCATTACTTTCCATAAAGCTAAAGTAAGCTCTGCATCTCTTTGTGCATAATTCCCTACGTATAATGCAGGTAATTTCCACATATCTGCTTTAGGATCTACACCCCATTCTTTTGCTGCGTTGTTTAATTCTGTTTCATTTTTACCTTGGCCAACGTAATCCCAACCTAAACTATTTAAATCAAATCTGTATCTATTTTCATTTACTAATGATGCTGCAATCATAGTGTCATAGATTCTACCGTTTATTTTAAAACCCATAGCTCTTATCCAACAAACATCATACATTGCATTGTGAAATATTTTATCAGCTGTAGATTCACAAACATCTTTAAACCATTTCATCACTAAATCTTTATCAAGATTACCACCACCTTCATGATCAAACGGAAAATAACCTGCATAACCATCTGTTGCTACAGCTATGCCTACAACTTTACCTCTACCAACAATAGACCCTGTGCCTAATTTTTTTAGTTCTGGATCATGTGTTTCTAAGTCAATTGCAATTTCATCAGCGTGACGTAAGTCTGGAAACTCTGTAGGTTTTACCCACTCTGTTTGTGCTTTAAATATTGGTGTTTTCATATTTTTTTAACTTTCTTTTTGCTATGTTTAAATGAATAGTTTTTAATTCTAATTTCTTTTTTAATTCTTCTATAATTAATCTTAGCCTTAAATGCGTGTTAATTGCTTTTTTCATAGTCTCTTTCTTTAATCATTTCTAAATAATGTATTGCTTTGTCGATGTCTTGTTCTTTCCCTTTCGCTGCATGCCTGCATATATACTTTATAGCCGACCCTTCTGCAAAAGGCAACCTGTTCTTGTTTATGAACTCACTCGGTTGAATCTTCATATCTTTATAATGAGATCCTCCAACTTGTTTTTTGTATGCACTCATATTATAAACTCCTTTCGTTTGTTGTTACATTTTACTAAATATAAATTTTGTATCGTTCTTGTTACACCTACGTACCAAACACGATACTCTTCATCTTGTTTATAAACAGATTTCTTAGATGCTTTCATAGTGTTTGTAGTTTGGTTTAAAAATAACACTACATTAGTAGCCTCACCACCTTTTGCACTATGAATTGTTGATACAGTTATTCTAGGATCTTTATTTATTTTTTCTCCATTAGATAACATTACCCTAAGATAATCTATTTTTGCAGACGCAACGTTTGTAAATGCATCATACCATTCTAAATCTAAATTAGGCTTACCTTTAATTTTTTCTAATAATCTTTGTTCTTGTATTTCTGGTATGGTTTCACCTTTTCTCATTTTATCCCAATTTAATTTATCTTCATATAGATTCTTTGCTATACTATTGCCATCAACTGTTTTAAAAAATAACCCTTTGTTTTTGAGAATAGAGGATATAGGTTTTAATAAAGGATTTGTTCTAGCTAATATTAACCAAGTTCCCTTAATCATATCAATATCGCATAGATTAATAACTTCGAATATCTCTCCTTTTTCTTTTTTAGGTTTGTATGTTTTTTCTAATCTATTGTCTTGCACCCTATTTATTATAGATAAAGCTATTTCTTGTATTTGACTAGGAACTCTTTCTGATTGTTGTAAAGGTATTTCATTTGCCTCCCAATCTATAAAAGAATCTACATCAGCTCCTGCCCAACCAAAGATCGCTTGGTCATCATCACCTGCAACCCATATGTCTGCACTGTTTTCTTTCTCTATTTTGTTTAATACATCCCATTGTATTATAGATAGGTCTTGAGCTTCATCTACAAAAACAACATCTAATTTATTACTAATACTTCCTTTTTCTAAAAATTTATCTAACATATCTGTAAAATCTATTAGACCATATGTTTTTTTATAATTTTTAATTTCTATGTCTATTGCCTCTAATTTATTTCTCTCAACTTTACTAAGATGTTCATTTAAATCTAATTGTTCTAAAGAGCTTATTCTTTTTACTCTAGCCAGATTTATTAAATTTAAATACTCACTATCAGATGAGAATATACCATTGAATGTGTTTGTTTCATATGATGCATAATTTATTTGTATACCACATGTTTCTCCAATGGCTTTGTAATTAAGTTCATTCATAACGTTTTCTTCTTTAAGACCTAAGTTATTAAAAGCTAATGAATGTAGTGTTCTAAAATATTCTATGTCCTTCTTTTCTAGATTTGGTTTTTGTTTTAAAAATCTATTTCTAGCTTCTTCTGCTGCTCTACGAGTAAAAGCAAAATAACCAATACGATTTAATGGTACACCTTTTTTTAAATACTTTTCTACTTGATTTAAAAGTTTTCTTGTTTTCCCTGTACCTGGTGGTCCTACAACTTTATATCTCATTAGTAATTAGATTCTTTTCTTTCAACAGGTTTATATTCT